CTGGGTTTTTGGCATAACGACCTACAAAAGTTTGCATGGTTGGTGGAATGGCTGGAAGAAAATACCGCCCTGCGGTTCAATACCTGGGGCGTATGGGTAAAGCCAAACCACCGGGCCAAACTCTGGAAGAACCCCGGCCCCGGCAATACCTTGCGTAGTTGGTTCAACATTGCGGAATTTTGCGTGTTCTTTGTGAAAGCAACACCCGGCACGGCCTGGAACAAATCGGGCCTTGAATTGGTGAAGCTAGATACGGGGAATTTTGAAACCCTGCGCGATTACTTCCGCCGCCTTCAGCAGTACATCGGAGTTACGAAACGGCAGATTATAGAAACCTGCGGCCAGGCCGCCGACCACTGCTTCCGCTGGAATAGTAGTCAATGGATGCTGCCAACGGAAAGCACATACCAACGGATCACCGCCGCTTATGACTGCGGCAGCTGGCCGGGGTTCGTCCCATTCGATATTCTCAAAGAGCAATACGACGAAGCGGTGGCGGGATATGCTGACCAAATCCGGGAAGCCGAAGCCGCCCGGTTCGTCCACAACCTGGATGATAACCATTGTAATGTCTGGATCACCCAGGAACAGGGGGGGGCCACGGCGGCACCCGTGCCAAAAGCCCGTAGACATTACGGAAAGAATCATAACCACCCACACCAACCCCGGCGCGCTTATCGTGGATTTTTTCGCGGGAAGCGGTGCCGTTGGGGTGGCGGCGATCAGAAACCGCCGCCGGTTCCTGTTGATCGACCAGGACGAAAAGCACCAGGCAGCCGGGGCCGCCTGGATCGAAAAAGAAAAAGCGCGCCTTTGCATTTGACTGCAAGGGCGCACAAAAAAAGAAATGCGCCCACGGGAATGGGCACACTTCCAATAATTGCCAGGGGATTGTCTACGATTATTATATCGTACCTGTGGCGTTTTGTCAATGCTGCCAGAGGGCAGCAAGAAGGACTTGTATGGGGTGATAAAAACAGAACACTCTAAAGTCTTAGGAGGGCCACCACATGAAAGGGAATACCGTACAGAGGGAAAGGCGGTATGTTTGCGGACAAACCAAACAGAACGCCCAATACCAGGAAGTCGAGATCTACACCGTTAGCACGGATCAGAAAGGCCGGGAAAGAGAAAAGGAAAAGACCATACCCCCAGCCTTTCGGGGAAAGCAGCCGGAGAAGTGGGACGGGCATAACGCCAAGCGTTCCCGTAAATGGTTCAGCCGGTTACTGGCTACCAACTTCACCGAAGCCGATACCCACACAACTTTGACATACCACCCGGATTATTTACCGGAAACAGATAAACAGGCAGAGCGGGACATAAGTAACTTTTTGCGGCACCTTCGGGTCGAATGTAAAAAACAGGACTTCCCGGCCCCGGAAGCTATCATAGTCACAGAGAACCAGGAAGCCAACCCGGAAACAGGCCAGCGCCTAGTCCGCTACCATCACCATGTTATTTTACGCTGTCAGCTGACCCGCGACGAAATAGAACGCTGCTGGCACCGGAAAGGCAAACAGCTGGGGTTCGCCAATGCTGACCGCCTAAGAATGGACAAGGGCAGCTTGGAAGCCCTGGCCAATTACTTGATGAAGTACCCGAACCGGAAACACAGATGGAAGCGAACAAAGGGCATACGCGACCCGATCCAGCCGCGGCCCAATGACACCAAATACACCCGGCGCGGTATCGAGAAAATAGCCAAAGACCCCACGAAGCTGCATAGCAAAGAGTTTTGGGAAAAGAAATACCCCGGTTGGGAGCTGACCGAAGCCCAGGCAGAATATAACGACTATTGGGGTTGGTCTATCATGCTGAAAATGCACAAGATACCAGAACGAAGGGGGCGGCCGTATGCCTGTTAGATTGCAAGACCTGGGGCCAAATGCCCAACGCCAAGCCCTGGCCAAGCTGCAACAGCTTGAACGGGAGCGGAAGGCCAGAGCCGGGCCGCCGATCAAGGGCACCGGACAGGGCAGCAAGCTGGAAGAAGAATATTACCGGCTTTACATCTGGCCCATGGAGCTGGCCGGGAAGATCAGCAAGGTAGAACAGCATCGCCGCTTCGAGCTATTACCGAAAGCAGAGTATTGCGGCCTGTCACTTCCGGCAGCACACTACACCCCGGATTTTCTGATTTACTACACCGACGGCACGGTGGAAGCCGTGGAAGTCAAGCACGAAGCGATCCGAAAGAATCAGCGGGATTATATATACCGCCGACGTTTATTTATCGACAAAGTGGCCCGCCCAAACGGGTGGCGGTTCACGGAATACATAAAACGGGAGGATAAAAAACCATGACAGACCTTGAAAAGACTTATGAAGCGATCCACGCCCAGCAAGAGAAGTTGAAGCCTTTTAGCCCGGCGTACTGTCTGGGTGAACAGCTGAAATCAATTCTTGCAGACCAACCCCAGGCCGCCGCTATTGTCCTGGAAGATTTCAAAAACCCCGGCATGATGATTACTGACTGCGAGAAGAAAATCGCAGAATTTGCCAAGGCCCACAAGGTTGGAAACTGTGGCTGCTGCCCACCCCAGGAAGCTGACCGGATTATCCGGGAATTTTACGGGATTCCGGCCGCTGCCAAGGTGCCCGGCGTTCTGACCTTCCCGCACGAAACCCAGGCCGCCAAGCTGAAACCAAAGCCCCAGGCCAAGAAAGTAAACCTTGCCGCTTTTATGAAATAAGGGGAGGCGGCCGTATGAACCTTGTGACGTTATTACCAAACCGCCCTGCAATGTCTGATTCCGAACTGGAAAAGTACCTGTTGGAACACGGCGGCCGGGGCCGGGAAGTGCTGACATATCGAAAGGTAAGGTTGCGCAACCCCTTAACCAACGAGCTGGAACCCTGGGCGAAATGCACCTGTTCCGCTTGCAATGCCGAATGGCACGCGCATATCTACGGGTATAGCGGTAGCTACCCGGAATTTGAAAACCACGACGGCACCCAAATCAATGGCAGCGCAACCACCTGCCCGGAGTGCGGGGCCAAAGTGGAAGCGGCATACCACACCCGTTTGAAACGTTACCCGATCAAGAGCAAGCGGTATGTTTGGGAGATCGTAAAAGCGGAAGGCTGCATAATGTTCGTTAACTGGCTGCTTATCTATGAGATAGACGACTGCGGCCCGGCCCTTTGGCCAGAGAAACGGAACGCCTATATGCTGGATTCTTCCGGCAAATGGCACCGGTTCACGGCCATGGAGCGGAGCGGGTGGTCGAGTATGTCCGCAATGGTTTACACGGATCAATGGTACGAAATGCAGAAGTTTTCTGTTACCGACGGAAACTTCCGGTATACCCTGCCACACGATCCGGCCGTGTATGAAGGTACCCGCCTGGAAAATGCCAAGCTGGAAGTGTTGGCGGCAGCACAACCAGAGGTTGACCGGCTATTGTATGCCCGTCTGTACACCAGGCACCCATCCGCCGAAAATGTAACCATGAACAGCCCGGAACTTATGGCGGCAGCTCTGTACGATCTGGACGGCCCGGCCGGTCTGGACTGGATGAACTGGAAGGCAGTAAAGCCACACGAAATCCTTTACATGGAAAAGCCGGAATATAAAGCAGCTGCCGCCCTTCCATGGCGGGAAGCGTGGAAGATCGTACATAACCAGCGGGCCGTCGCCGCCTGCCTGCAATGGGGCGCACCAAAAGAATACGCGGCCACCCTGGGAGAGATCGGCACAGACTTTGCTTTCAACAGGAAAAACCGGATTATGAAGCCCTGGGGATTGGTTCGCACCTGGAATTACATCTTGAAGGTTGCCGGTACAGAAGCCCACAAACAGAATACGCACCGCATAGAAAGCGCGAAAGGTTTATGCGTGGATTACTGGGCAGATATACGCCGGGCCAACATGGACACGGAAAACAGCGCGGTAGTATTCCCCAAGAACGTAAGAACCGCCCAGGCCCGCGCGATCCAGGCGATTAAATACGCCGAGGACGAAAAGCTGAAGGTACAGTTTGCAAAGCAGTCCGAAACCCTGGCCCCGCTGCACTGGGAGTTCGGCGGCCTGCTTATTGTCCCAGCTGAATCAGAAGCCCAGCTGATTGCAGAAGGCAAAACGCTAGGCCATTGCGTAGGCGGTTACGCCCATGCACATTGTACCGGCCGCAGTATATTTTTTATACGGCACGCCGCCG